ATTATTATCCCAGATGAGGCAAAGGCATTAGAGTAGTTACAGAGCCAGATTGCAGAAATTACAGGAAAAATAGCAAAGGCAAAGACTGATGCAGAGTTTCAGGCTTTGCAGATTAAGCATAAGGGAGCTGCTCTTGATGCAGATAGTTTTAGTGCAGTTCAAGTGGAAGCACAGGAACAGAAGTCAGCTGGGGAAAAACAGTATTACAATGCATTAGTTGAAACAATCACCAATCTTAATTTGCAGTATACATATGGCACAATTACAGATGCAGAGTATCAAGATAAATATGAACAAGCAATGGCGGGATATCAGGCAAATATAGAGGAACTAGATGTAAATGTACGAACCTTTAATCTTGATAGTATTGCTACTGCGTTTGAGGAACAGCTTTCAGATTTTATGCCAGAAATGGAAGGTTCTTTGTCCGAAAAATTAAGTGAGGTTCTAAATAATACAATTATAGAACACCCAAATATAACAGCTTGGACAGACACAGACATTATTAAGTGGATTGGACTGGATAAGCTTAATATTGATTCAGCAGATCAGGCTACAATTGCATTGGATTTAAAACAGACAGCGTTAGCAGTACCAGAAGAAACAAAAAGGCAACTTATCGCCAACTATTTAAAACAGGTACCAACAGCAGAAGAAATTAGAGACGCTGTAGATTGGTCTTCTTTAACCAATAATGATGTAAGTAATATGCTACAACAAGTTGGCGTTGTGATACCAGATAATGGTATAAAACAAGTGGATATGCCTCTTGAGGAATGGGCAAGACAGTTCGGAAAAGATTACGATGAGTTAATAGACGATTATGCAGAACAAATGAGTAATTCTTTAGTTGACAATAAAAGTGTGGAAAATCTATCCGCTTTTACAAAACAGTATATGCCTAATTTTTCAGCTTCAGATGATGCTAGAAATATTAAAGATATTATGGCGCAGTATGGTCCAGTCTCAAATGAGCGTTATGATGAATTAATAAAGGAATGGGAAGATACAGGAGTTGATTTTGGCACAGCGCTTAGTCATGGTGCTTCAGCAACTTTATTAGATTCTTTACCTCTTTTAAGAACAGATATGCAGACAGCATTAGAGGCAGCTATAGCGGATCCGTTTTTTATTAATCCATCTATAAATATGACACCAACTTATAATATTACCACACCTACACTTCCAACGGTTAACCAAGAGACGGACGGTCATGCGGCAGGCGGTTATGTAAGCGGTGGTCCACAGCTTTCATGGCTGGCAGAGGAAGGATATGGTGAGTTTGTTATTCCTACAAATCCGAGCAGGCGATCCAGAGCATTAGAACTTTATAAGCAGGCGGGTGACGCATTGGGAGTGTCTGCACATGCCAGTGGTGGTTATGTAGGAGGCTCTATTTCTCATAATACAGCAAGTAGCTATAATTTATTCAATGATGCAAACAAATACGCTTCTACAGCCTATAACGAAACCACACAGGACAACTATAATGAAGAAACTGTACAGGTGTATGAACCTGTATCAGCAGAAAGACAAAGCAGTTTAAGCAGTTCTCCTATACAGGTAAATGTAAGCCTGGCACCAGAGTTTGTTATTCATGGGGGCGATGGACAGAGCGAAGAAAATATTATGCAGATTATTAGAAGGCATATGAAAGAATTAGCAGATGAATTAAACGGAGAGATTGCTGCAACATTGGAAGATGTTTTTTCTAATATGCCATTAAAGGAGGCGTAGACTATGGACATAAAATTGATTCCTGTTGGAAGCGGTGCAAAGTTTACGTTTCCGGCATTGCCAGAAAAAATACAAGGAAAATATGGTGCAAAATACCAGAGTTTTGACATTATCTCTCAAGGCACAGTGAAAATTCCGAAAGGAACATCAATATCGGAATTTTCATGGGACGGTGTTTTCTTTGGAAAATCTAAAAAGATGGAACCGATTGTAAGACAAAACAGTTGGAAGGAACCAAAAGAATGTGTAAAAATACTAAGTAATTTTATTAAAAATGAAACAGTATTGAATCTGATTGTGACAGGTACATGGATTAATATGGACGTTACCATTTCCTCTTTTCAAGCGCGGCCAATAGGTGCTTACGGAAACGTTGAATATTCTATAACTTTTGTGCAAAAAAAGCCTTTAGAAATTTATACAACAGAAGAACTTGGAATTGTAAAAACAGCGCCAAGAAATGATTCTGGCGATTCTTCTAAAGGAGGAAGTACCTATACAGTGGTAAGCGGCGACACCTTATGGGGGATTGCAGCAAAGAAATTGGGAAGTGGTAGCAAATGGACTGTTATCTATGATGCAAATGCTGACACAATTGAGGCAGAGGCAAAGAAACATAAGAAGTCCAGTTCTGATCATGGGCATTGGATATGGCCTGGAGAAGTGCTAACTATACCAGGATAGGAGGCACCGATGATTGATTTAGCGAATATAAAGTATTATGCTGTAGTAATGGATGCATCTGGAAATCAGTATAACATTGGTGACTTTATTCAGAATTTAGGCTGGGAAGAAAATGAAAACGAAATTTCTATGCGTTTGTTATTTACGGTACGCAATTATGAGACAGCAAAGGGATATTTGTCCAGTCTTATTAAGCCTGGCTGCCTTATAGGAATTTTTGCTACAGATGGTGTTGTCAGTGAGGAAGTTGCCAGAGGATATGTAGAAAACTGGAACCAGGTGGAAAAGAATAGTGAGAACAGCTTGAAATGTACCTGCTATGATGAATTGTATAAATTGCAGAAAAGCCAGGATAACCGATACTATCCTTCTGGAACTGGAACAAAATCCGCAATTGAGGAGATTTTTAATGATTGGGAGATATTGCAGGGAGATTATAAGGGACCCAATGCCTCTCATGGGAAAACAGTGTGTAATAACAAGTATCTGTCAGATATTATACTGGAATTTTTAGATGATGCAGTTAAAAAAGGCGAGAAAAAGTGCATGATACAGGCAGCGAAAGGCTATACCAGTGTAATTCCGTGGGGCAGCAATAAAACTGTATATGTGTTTTGTGTAGAGAATACACAGTCCTTTAGCAAAAATATTAGCACAGAAAATTTAATTACTAGAGTGAAAGTAGTTGGTCAGGCAGATAAGCAAGGGAAACACAGTGTAGAAGCTACACTGAATGGAGCGGTTCAGTATGGGATTCGGCAAAGGATTTATACCAGAGGAAAAGAGGAAACATTAAGTGATGCAAATCTGGCGGCACAAAAGATACTAGAGGACGAGGGCAAGATTGAAAAGAAAATGGCAGTACAAGCACCAGATGTTCCATTTATACGAAAAGGTGATCTAGTCTACATTATAAGCAGTATAACATCAAGTTATTATTATGTTAAAAGTATTCAGCATAATGCAGAGTCTTATAACATGTCTATGGATTTGGAGTACGTTGAATCAGAAGAAATAAGTGGGGATAGTGATAATGGACAGGAGAAGAAAGCATATCAGGTAGGAGATATTGTGAACTTCCATGGAGGTACACACTATGTCAGTAGTTATTCTGATGCGAAAGGGTATCCTGCAAGCGCTGGAAAGGCAAAAATCACTATTAAAAATGGTTCAGGCAAAGCGCACCCATGGCATCTAATCCATACAGATAGTGGCAGTAATGTATATGGGTGGGTAGATGATGGAACATTTGATTAGAGGAGGGACTCTGTTGCGACGTCGCAACAGCAGCGCTGGGGAAGCAGATGATGGAACATTTGATTAGAGGAGGGTATAGATGGAAGGATTTGACGGACACCCTGGCACAGCAAAACTAGCAACTGTCTTGAGCGAAAGAATGAGAAAAGAAACAGAATCACCTTTTGTTTTAGATTTTGGAGAGATACAGGGAAATTATAGTCTTGTAACAAATACTTTTCCAGTTCCAATACCAAAGGGTGATTACTCTGTTTGCAGATCTATTAATGGGTATCCGCTAGGGACATCAGAGTCTAGCTGGATAGGGCATATACAGGGGGATAAGCATATACATGATAATCCTTCGGGGTTTTGGGGACACAGCCATGATGTACTGCTGCCAGAATTAAAAGCAGGAGATCGTGTTTTAGTGGCATGGGTGCAAAGTGAAGCGGTGGTAATAGATGTAATTGAGCAATCATAAGAAGGAGGCGAGGCAGATGTCACAACCACTATTCCCAGTGGTGCAAGTACCAGAATTTATACCACAAAATACAAGATATGATATGGAATACAGGCGAAGTGCAAAATGGGACCCTGTAACCAATGATTTTGTTAGAGATGGTGCGAACCGTATTGTAGAATGTGATGGAAAAGAGGCTTACGCTATATGGTGTTTTAAGATTGCACAAACAGAGCGGTACCGTTGTCTTGCATATCCAGGCTCTATTGGCGTTGAAATGGAACGTGCTTTGGATAATGACGATGTAGAAACAGTGGAATCTATGGTGCAGAGAACCATTACAGAAGCGCTTATGGTAAATCCTAGGACAGAGGACGTTCTGGATTTTGAATTTTCCTGGGAAGGTGACAGTATGCATTGTAAATTTAAAGTAAAGGGTGTTGATTGTGATAAGGAAATCACAATTACGATTTAAGAGGGGGAGAGGATATGCAGCCGGAATTTATAAGACCAGATTTTATTGAAAATAACAGTGCAGATGAAATTCATCAGCGAATGATGAACAACCTTCCAGCAGACATTGATAATATGCCAGGAGGCTTTCCCTATGATTTTACAAGACCTGCTGCACTAGAGAAAGACGAATTTATTAATTACCATCTAGTAAGGGCTTTAATGATTGCTTTTCCGCAATATGCATGGGATAACTGGCTAGATCTTCACGGTCAGCAGGTGCATCTTGAAAGGCACCCGCCAAAGTGTGCATCAGGAAAAGTGAAAGTTACTGGCATACCAGGAACAATTATAGCAGAGGGAACAATCTTTTGCACACCAGCAACAGATAGTGGACCGTCTATTCTGTTTTATTCTACAGAAGAAAAAGAAATTGAGGCGGAAGGGACAATTCTTATTCCTGTATTAGCGGTGGAAAGTGGTGCCAGCTCTAATGTGCCAGCAAATACTGTAACTCTTATGGCAAAACCAGATAAAAACATCACAGAGGTAATTAATCCAGAACAGATAACAGGAGGAACCGAAAGGGAGAGCAACGACAATTTCTATGATAGAATTGCGACGGAATATGATAACAGTTTAACTTTTTTAGGGAATGATAGTGATTATATTCGGTGGGCAAAGGAGTCTGGTGCTGGTGACTGTATTGTGATTCCAACAGCAGAGGGACCAGGAACAGTAAAAATTGTTTTGGTAGATGCTAATGGTCAGCCAGCCAATGATGAGCTTGTACATAAAGTATACAATTATATTGTATCCCCAGAAGATAGAAATAAAAGGCTGCTGCCTACTGCCTGTGCGAAGTTAATCTGGGGACCTGCCACTACCGTAAAGATAGATTATGTAATTACAGGGCTTTTCTATGATGAAACCACCACAATAAAGCAGATTGAGAAGGACTTTTCAACAGCGGTGAAAGCGGTATATACAGTTGCAAAACAACAAAATATACTGCGGTATAATGATGTAAGACCGATAATCTCTAATATTGCTGGTGTAATAGATTTTGATGAATTTCTTATGAATGGTGAAAGAGAGAATATTCAATTGAATAAAGAAGAATACCCGAAAACTGGCAATTTTCAATTCAGTTAAGGGGGCAGCTTGATGAAAAAAGAGAAATTTGACTTGGAGCATTTTCCTACAAGCGGTAGTGCCCAAAAGATGTTAAGTTATGTGTCAGATGGTTTCTATGATAAATCTTATATTGGCAAATGGCTGTATCAAGTAATGGGGCTAGAATATGATAAAGTGTTGGATATTATTGAGGAGCTGCCTGTACAGTTTTTTCCAGAAACAGCTACATGGGGACTGATGTACCATGAAATTAAGTGGGGATTGCCAGTACGATTGAATTTGTCAGATGAAGAACGGCGCAGCTTAATTTATCAAAAAAGGGATTGCAGAGCGCCCATGACCCCTTACCGAATGGAAAAATATCTGGAAAATGTTACGAATTTTGAAGTACATATTGCAGATGCAAATGATTTAGGAGTGTATGGATTTGTTCCTTCGCACCCAAATGTTTTTAAGGCTTACTTTTTGGGGGAGGGAACATTAAATTCAAAGTTGGTGCATGATGTATTAAACAAGTTAAAGCAGTCGCATACAATCTATATCATAAATGACAGAATTGAGATTGGCTTTAATAATGTACATTTAGAGCAGCTTAGGGTTGCCTGTATATTTATTTTGTATATTCCATTCTGGGGAGATGATATTTATACTGGACCATACTGCTATGATGGCACACTTCTATATAATGCTGTAAGAAAATATAAAATTGGGCTGTTAATAAGATATTTGATGCATACACAGACACAACAGCATGTAGCATACAAGTATAACAGAATTAAGATATTCATACAAGGGAGAGAATATACAAATCTGTCCCTATGCAGCTTTTACAGTATAAGTTTTTGGGGCTGTAGTGTATACAATGGTCAGGCGTGCTACGATGGCACACTTCTGTATAACGCTGTAAGAAACTATAAGGTCTGTATTATAGTAAGAAATTATATAGGCATTTTAACATTACAAAGGATTGTATGCAGTAGGAACTGTACAAGAGTGCTTGTACAGAACAGAATGCAGACAGATTTGTTACTGTATTTTCCTTACAGAATAAGGCAGAAGGAATTTATTTTGAAATCGATAGTGCAGCATTTAATAAAATTGAATGTTGTAGAAGAAATAAACCATAACAGCCAGATTTTGTCTATGCAGGTGCTACATAAAAATATTTTAAATATTTGGCATAGATATAAAGGCAAGGTTAAAAACAACAGACCCAGAGTAGTAGATAAAATTAAGATACAAATGAATATAAATAGTCCCTGTGGACAACTAGGAAATATGCAGATCATAACACAGCGCAATGTAGCTTATTATGATGGGACGCTGCGCTATGATGGAACAGCAAAATATGACGCACTATATAAAGAAGAAAGGGTGGAATAAAGATGAGTGAAACAAACAAAAATGTAGTAATAACGAAAGCAGCAAGAATGAAGCTAGTAAAGGCTAGAGCAGGAGCAATAACCCTTCCGAAAGTTGTCGGAATGGCATTTGGGAATGGAGGTGTAGAAACAGATGGAACGGTGATAGAACCACCAGATAGTCAGGCAGCTTTGAAAAATGAATTATACAGAAAACCAATTGATGGCTATACTTTTCCAGAAGATACGATATGCCGTTACGAGTGCACGCTCATAGGCAATGAACTTGCAGGGGAAGAGATAAGCGAAATTGGGTTGTATGATGAGAACGGCGATATTATCTGCATTAAAAACTTTACCCGCAAAGGTAAAGATGATGATGTGGAACAAACCTATGTGCTAGAAGATATCTTTTAAAAAGGGGGAAATGTTATGAAATATTATACAAGTGATAATCCAGTATTTTCTGATAAGATTCTTATTGTAGAGCGGGCAGACCTTGTGAACTATGAGAATAAGACCAAATCAGAAAAGCAGTTACTTCAGAATGATTTGGTATTAAAAAAGAGAATGGACAAGTACCTTGGGAGTGATGACAATACAGAGGGACCAGAATTTGCAGAAGGCATTCAGTCAGAAGATGTTATCGGTGCAATAAACGAGGTTTTTCAGCTTGGCAGTGAGAAGAAAAAACAGCTTGCGGAAAATCTTACTGCCTTGGGAATAACATCATCTGCAAATGAAACTTGGGAACAGCTATTAGGAAAAGTGCTAGATTTAATAGATCCATCAAAAGATACAGTTACAGCAGAAACCCTTTTGAGTGGATATACGGCACATAACGCTGCTGGAACAAAGATTACAGGCACCCTTGCAGATAAGACAGGCACAGCAGACTATAACGCAGAGGCATCTATAGATGGAACAAACAAGCGTATAAAGTTAAAAGTACCAGCAACAGGGAAATACGGTGTAGGAAACTATCTGTATGCTGCATACACCACAATAGCAAACCTAATTGGTCTTACAGCAGCAAAACTTGTAAAGGGGAATACAATATTAGGAATAACAGGCAGTAACAATAATATGGATACCAGCGGGGCAGATGCAGGAGCAGGAGACATTTTAGCTGGAAAAAAAGCTGGGGTAAAAGGCAGCTTAATTATAGGTACAATGCCCAATAAAGGAGCATGGACCGGAGCAACTACAGGGAATGGAAACGTGGTAATCCCAGCAGGATATCATAATGGTCAGGGACATGTATCTGGAGCGGGTGCCTATAATGCAGGAGTAAGCGCGGCAGATGGGCGAGTAAACGCAGACAGTGCCAACTATAGGGGCGGCTATAATGCAGGGGTAAGCGCGACCAAAAAGGGAACAGCAGGAGCAGGAGATGTGCTGTCTGGAAAGACCTTTACAAATGGCAGTAGTGTAGGAGCCAGCGGAACAATGCCAAACAAAGGAGCGTGGACAGGAGCGACTACAGGGAGTGGCAATGTAACAATTCCAGCAGGCTACCATAATGGTCAGGGACATGTATCTGGTGCAGGCGCATACAATAAAGGTGTTACAGATGCAGATGCCCGAGTGAATGCAAACAGTGCCAACTATAAAGGTGGGTATAATGCGGGAGTCAGCGCCGCAGATGGGCGAGTAAATGCAGACAGTGCAAACTATAAGGGTGGATATAATGCGGGTGTAAGCGCGACTAAAAAGGGAACAGCAGGGGCAGGAGATGTGCTGTCTGGAAAGACTTTTACGAATAGCAGTAATGTAGAGACCAGTGGAACAATGGCAAACAAAGGGAGTACAACACAAGATGCTACAGCCACGCAAGACGACACCTATACATATCTGACAGTGCCAGTGGCAGGATATTATAACACAGCGAGTAAGCTTAGGACGAAAAATAGTAATTTAGAACACAATGAAGTATATTATCTTGGTAGCTACCTTAGATCTGAAAAAACTGTAAATGTGGCTCAAAAACTACCTAACCTTTACTCCAATTTAACAGCGGATAATTTCATTGTTATGCCTGGCAAGATAGGGTGGTCACAAGGAGCGGCAGAACAGCATAGTGGTTCTGGTAATTGGTATACAGAGTACAATAATAGTACTGGAATCCTTACATTTCACAATTCTTATAGTGCCAGCGGGCATGGCATTGCGTATACTTCAGAAAATAAGGTTTATGTTATTATAGGAAATATCGAAAGTGTATAAATAAGGTTTTAGGGTTCTTATAGTATTTAGTTAAAATTAAAGTTGCTGAATCTTTCCTATAACTAACCAGCAACTTGTCTCTATTGTTTGAGCTGCATTTCCGTATGTTGTATTAACAGCCTTGTCGTATCCTTGCCTAATTTGTTGGGTATTGCCACTTACTGTTAGAATACCTGTTTGAGCATCATAAGATTTACTAATACTAAAACCGTTAGCGCGTGCTACAGGTATACCACTTATTCCGTCTGTATAAGACTTAGCAGCCACGACATTACCTGAAGATCCACCAACAATGAAATTGTCCGCTGTAAATCGATGATAGTCATCAGGAAATTTGGACTTGATATCAAAACTGGTACCAGTTCCCAAATAATATACCCCTGCTAAATTACTATTTATTGTCCTAAATGACCGCATATGAGCACCCAAGGAGAAAAAATGAAGGAATTTGAAATTTACATTGAACAAATATCCACAGTGAGAGCAATTCATTTTGAAAGGGAAGATTCGGATAAATATTCTGTTCCAGCCGGATATTATGTCCCGAAACAGAGCGCAGCTCAAAACAATAGAAAAAAGTTGTTAAATTTAAACAGGATCGGGTAAACAGCAAACATAAGAAATAATCCTTCTATGGTACAATTAATAAAAAACAGGAGGGTTATTTCTTATGAAAGATGAATTTATAACAAATATCTTAGCTAAAATGATGGGGACTCTTACACAAGAGCAGTGCACAGAGCTAAAAACAGCATTGTACATGGAATTGCAGGAATACGAGTTAGAAAAACGGTGCACAGAGCTTATGGACGTAGATCAAAGTTACATACATTATCTACAATTGTTTCTTGCACGCAAGAAAACAGAAGGCAAATCGGACAAGACAATAGAACAATACAAACTGCATCTCACGCATATGCTGCAATATCTTAATATGCCTGTGGAGAAGATTACGGAAAATGACCTTTTTGTTTATCTGGCAAAATATAAAAAAGATAAGAATGTATCTAATGTATATTTAGACAATATCCGACTTGTGTTTAGTAGTTTTTTTGGGTGGCTTAATGCAAAGGGCTATATATCTAAGAATCCAACCGCAGGACTTGAACCTATAAAAGTAGAAAAGAAAATCAAACAACCGTTTTCTGATGAGGAATTAGAAAAACTACGTAGGATATGTGAACAAGAAAGGGATTTAGCATTAATAGAGTTTTTGTATAGTACAGGTGTTAGAGTATCAGAGTTGGTTGCTTTAAACAGAAAGGATATAGATTTTTATGGAAAAAATGTAGTGGTATATGGAAAAGGAAGTAAGGAAAGAGAAACCTATTTAAACGCAGCATCTTGCCTGCATTTAAAAGCATATTTGGACAGTCGGACAGATAGTAATGAGGCTCTATTTGTAAGTACTAGGGCACCACATAGCCGTTTAACAGTGACAGGTGTAGAAAAAACACTACAAAGAATTGGAAAAGAAGCGGGAGTACAGAAAGTGCACCCACACCGATTCCGGCGAACAATGGCAACAAATGTTCTAAAGAAAGGAATGCCATTAGAAGAAGTTAAAGAATTATTAGGACATACTAAGTTGGATACAACTATGATCTATTGTACAGTTAGTAAGGAAAATGTAAAGCATTCTCATCAGAAATTAATGAGTGCATAGATGGAATTATAAAGAACTTTATACAAGAACTTTTTAGACTCTGTTACAGAGTCTTTTTGTGGTTTGAGGAAACAAAAAAGCGAGATTTTATCAGAACTATACAAGTATAGCGGTACCGCAGGAGGTTGGAGATTGGTCTTTAAGCCAGTGTAGCAGATAAATAGTAATTTAGCAGGGGTATATTATTTGGGAACTGGTACCAGTTTTGATA